GGTGCTCAGACTCCTACTACTGCTGTTACCATCAGCAATGACAAGGCTGTTACATTTGCGGGGACTGTTACATTAAACGCAGACCCAACAACATCACTGCAAGCAGCTACGAAGCAATACGTAGACGCAAACTCTGCTTCAAGAGAATGGAAGGATTCAGTGGTGGCTGCATCTGATTCTGCCTTCACTGTAACTTATGACAATGGCGCAGCAGGTGTTGGTGCAACTTTAACTAATGCTGGAGCACAGGCTGCATTCTCTATAGACGGGCAATCTCCATCAGTAAGTGACAGGGTTTTAATCAAAGACCAGGCGGCTGCTGCACAAAATGGTATCTATACGGTTACCACTGTTGGCGATGGCGCTACTAACTGGGTGCTAACTCGTGCTACTGACCACGATGAGCCTGCTCAAATGGAAACTGGTGTTGCACTTGCCGTTGATGCTGGAACAGTAAATGAGGCTACCTTATGGTTACAAACATCTTCCGTTACAACTGTAGGTACTGACGCTGTAGATTTCACGCAGTTCGGTAGTGCAGGTGATGTAGTTGGCCCTGCATCTTCTACAGATGAAGCAATAGCAAGGTTTAACGGAACAACTGGCGAACTTTTGCAAGATTCAAGTGTTCTTATTAGTGATGCGGATGCTGTGTCTGGCGTTACTCAGCTAGACGTAGATAACATCCGTGTTGATGGAAACACAGTTTCATCTACAGATACAGATGGTAATGTTGTTATAGACCCTGATGGTGCAGGTGAGATTCAACTAGGGTCTGCAACTGTAACGGTTGAACAGTTCATCCAGCATTCAGGCGATGCTAACAACCAAATAGAATTTGGTACTGATACGCAAGACTTCCAGACTGGCGGTACAAGCCGCATGGATATCTCGGACTCTGGTGTAAGGCTGGGGAATGCTAATGCTCGTGTAACAACCGTGTTAGATGAAGATGACATGTCTTCTGATAGCGCGAGCGCTTTAGCTACGCAGCAAAGCATCAAGGCTTATGTAGATACTAGTGCAGGCTTGGGAAACAACCTATTAAACAATGGCTCTTTTGTGGTATATCAGAGAGGAAGTAGCTTTACGTCGACAACCACTCCAGCGAATAATGATGATACCTACTTAATTGACCAATGGATATACTTAGCATCAGCAGCCGATACCGCAGATGTATCTGTGCTTCCTGCTGGGGCACCAAATGGATATGGCTTTGGTAATCAAATTCAATTTCAGCAAGCTACAGCAAATGAACAATGGGGACACGTTCAAATCTTGAGCGCACCTCTTAGCAACACTGTCACGTTTAAAGACACAGAGCTAACGTTCTTTTTAAATGCATTCTCCGTATCCTCGGAAGTAAGCAATATAAAGATAGCTATTATTGAATGGACCGGAACAGTAAATTCTGTAACATCTGATGTGGTCGGAACTTGGGCTGGTGGCGGCACAAATCCAACTCTCGCCACGAACTGGTCCTATGTTGGAACGCCTGTCACTTGCGCATTAACAACGAATAATAGATTGTATAAAATAACCGGAACAACATCATCCAGCGCCACGAATGTTGGAGTATTTTTCTGGATTGATGATACGGATGCCGCAGTTAGTGACCGGGTTCGCATTAGTGGATGCGGCTTAGTAACCGGGTCTGCACCTCAATTAACAAACAACTCATTATCATCCAATTATATTGGGCAGCTACCTACAAAAACTGTAGCAGAAGAATTGTTGAACTGCCGGCACTATTATCAAGAAGCGACTATCACTACCAACAATCATATATTAGGCTTTGCAACTGGTGCTAATAGGTCTGATGCCGGTGTGTATATTTTTGATAAGATGCGAGCTGCACCGACAATAACAACCACAGCAGCAGACACTTTTGATTTGCAAGATACGTCAGGCACGCTAATTAACGGCAACAGCATAAGCACATTTGGCTCAAACTCTGGCGGGTTTTTTACCCTGCGCGTGGGCGTTGCATCTGGTATAACAGCAGGTGATCCTGTTCCCATTCGAGGTGATGCTGGAGACGTTACAAAATTTTATCTAAGTTCGGAGTTATAAAATGTATAGTTTATTACAGGAAAACGGAGTAATACTTGCTCTAATAAGAGACGCAGACAACGCAAGCATTCCACTAGACCTAGCTAATGCTGATTTCTACGCTTACATGTTAGCAGTAGAGGCTGGCGAGGTGGCCGACTTGCTACCCGAAGGAAAGCTACAAGAGCTTAAAGATGCAAAGGCTGCTGAGATAGCAGCGCAAGGAGGACTATAATGCCATTTCAATCTGAAGCGCAAAGAAGATATTTGTACGGTAAAAACCCAAAGCTTGCCAAAGAGTTTGAAAGCAAGACCCCTAAAGGCAAAAAATTACCACCAAAAGCTAAAGCGAAGAAATGACCATACTATTAAGGGATTTAAAAACCTTTGATGAGAGGGCTTATGTGGATTAAGATTTAGCCTTAATACAAAATGGAGCACAGTAATGCTAGAGACTGTAAAGGATGATGAGTGGGGCTTGTACCCAAACTTTTCTAAAAAGGAAATGGAGTGCAAGCATACAGGCGAATGCCATGTAACCCATAAACTTATGAAGCTTTTGCAGGATATTCGCAATGAGTATCAAAAACCTATTATAATTACCTCCGGGTATCGGGACCTATCCCATCCACGCGAAAAGGATAAGTCCCGCCCGGGAGAGCACACAATGGGCATGGCAGCTGACATTGCCATCTGCGGCCCAGATGCCATAAGGCTTGTAGCAATTGCTTATAGGCTAGGCATCAATAGAGTTGGGCTAAAACAAAAAGGTCCAATGTCCACAAGGTTTGTCCATTTTGGTGTTGGCGACCAGGCGGGCAAGTTTCCGGCAGCAACATGGAGCTACTAAATTCCAAACTAAACGAGCATGAGCTACAGGTCACGTACACCAGATGGCTTGAGCTTCAGCACCCACACACATTTGAAATAGCATATGCAATCCCAAACGGCGGTCACAGACATTATGCGGTTGCAAAAAAACTAAAAGCAGAAGGGGTTAAAGCTGGCATACCCGACTATCACATACCTGTTCCACGCGGAAAGTTCCACGGAATGTATATCGAGTTCAAGGTAAACAACAATAAGCCAACAAAAATACAAAAAGAAAAGATTAAAAGGTTAAAAGAAGAAGGCTACTGCGTGCATGTTTGCTATCGCCTAGAGGAAGCAATCGACGCAACCAACATGTATTTAGATGGTCACGCCGACTACTAACCCGCGAACACACGCGAACACATTTGCTACAAACAGAATCGCGCCCTAAGGCCCCTATCTGCCTTCGCGCTTGTGAGCTTCACTACGCTTAGCAAGCATCATTTTACGATAACCATCGTCCGATTGCATCCTTGACCAGTTAGATTGTATCTCAGCATTAATGCTATCTAGAGTTTCAAAGTTACTTTGATGCGCAACCTGGTGCACAGTAGGCGGTGCCGATTTAGGAGCGCCTTGGCGCATCTTTTCTAGCACACGTATCTCTTCAGCAGAGCCCATGAACCCTTTAACAATCTCCTTCTCACTATCAGAAAAATTGTTGTCTATCCAAGTGTTCAGCCTGCCAACAGTTTCACGAGTCTCGGGGCCAAAAGCCTCATAAGCGCTAGCTCTTTGCTGCTCCATAAGCTCGTTTTGCCTTTGCTGTATCTCAACAAACTTACCTACAATCTTCTCGTAGTCTTTTTGCGGAACATTCATTTCCTTGAAAAACCCGGAAAACTCATTAAGGATGACATCTTCCTTATCAATTCCTAGCTCTTCATAGTTAAGCTCATAATGCTCAGGTGCATCCTCGGCTTTAGAGCCAAGCTTCTTTCTAAGCTCATGCGCAGCCTTGGCCTGCTCAGCCACAGACTTGTACTTGTCCGCCATGAACCAGTCAGGCACATCCCCATCACCGGCGACCCCATCAGCATACTTCCAGGTCGGAGCCTGTGAGCCTTGAGTGCCCTGAACTTCCTGGTTAGAGGAAACCCGAGGCGCAGATTCAGGCGCCGCCTCAACAGCAGCATTTTCGTTCGTTGCCACTTCTGCTTGTACTTCTTCTGTCATTTAAGCCTCTCTTCGTATGAAATCTCACCGCAAACATATTTTAGGTACCTGCAAAGGTCAGCCCTGCCACCTTCAAATGCATTGATACCCTCTGGTGCACCAGGCTTATAGTTGCCATGCTTGATGATAAAGCGAATCTCTAGCATATCTAGAAGGTCTCTAAAGTCCACACTAGATAGGCCCTGACTAAGCCCAAGCTGCACAAGATATTTAATCTTTTCTTGCAGCACATCCTGCTTAACCTCAACTTCACGCTCCATCTGGGCGCCCTCATCTCCTAACGGTTGGTAGCTCATGCTCCTAACTCCTGCTGTGGTGGTACAACTGCCCCAGGCTCTTCGGCTTGCGCTGCTTCTTGCTGTTGCTGCGCTGCTTGCTGAATAGCTTGAAGCTCCTGAATAATCTCACGCTCGGTTGCAACTAACTCAAGGTCAGTCTCTAGGTTTTGAGCAATGTATGCTGGTAGCTTGGTAAGCTTGGTTGCAGCCATAGCCATCTGCGGGCCAACCATGCCGGCTAAGGTTTGATAGTAAAGAACAAGCTTCTCTACTTCTTTTTGCCCTCTTGATGCCGATAGAGGTGTCTCGTACTTAATAGCCACAGACTTGCCGTTAAGCTGAACGTCTGGCCACTCTCCCCGCTTACGCAAAATATAAATAATTCTCTTAACCATTCTATCTTGCAGCTCACGCTTGATTCTGGCAAAGCTTGCTGATGCATTTTCAACTAGCTCACGCATACGAATAGCAGCTTCGGTTGCCGTTTGCCTTGGAGAATCTACTGGCCCCAATGGGTTAGTAAACAATAGCTTGTTAATCTGGTCTCTTAAATCTTGGACAATAAGAATGCCAAAGTTAACATCCCCAGCATTTGGAACAGGCTGCAAAGGCCAACCTCCAGCAGCCGTAGGCAGCACAGGCAAGATAGCCCCAGGATGGATTCTGAATGTATCCATGTTCACAACGCCATCTGTGTAGGCCATATACATAGGGTTAGCTTTAAAGGCAGCAGCTATAAGCTCATCACGCATAGCTTCGTTAATAGAAGCCGCAGCAGGCATAGCATCCATAGCTGGGCCGCGCCCAAGAATCTCACCAGCTCGTCTATTCCATCTGAAGGCGGCAAACGCCGGCTCTTCTTCAGCAACCTCATAGATAAGCTCTTTAAGGTTTAGCTCAAAAATAGATGTCTTCCAGTCTTTGTCTTTGTAGTCATAGGTTGTAGCCTCAACAACATGAAGCTTTTTCTTATCTGGTCTGTTCTTAGCATCAGAATCCATGCGACGCATTTCATCAGAGATAACAGCATCAGGCCAAAAAGATAGTATCTCATCTACAGATATGCCAACAAAGTCACGGTAGTATCCACGGAAGGAACCATCAATACCAACCTCATAAGCAATAGAGTTGCTCGGCACAGAGCAGAAAACCAAAGGCTCATCATCATCGCCCTCGTTAATCTGCAAGCAGCCCGTAGAAATCGCCATCTCCTCCAGCGCCTCAGGTATTGCCAGATAGAAGTTGGAATTGTCGATAGCATCAAAAAACTTATCAGTTAACTTCTCTACAAGCCTTGCCGCCTCATCGTAATACTCTTCTTCAACAGCAGAGCCTGGAGTAAATCTAAGCCATCTTTCGTTTTGCGGGAAGATAGCATTAACCAAGCGGTTAACAAATGTTCTTGTGCCTATCTCTAAAGTTAAATCATATAGATTAGCCGTAAGGTTCTGCCCCTTTGATTGCGGGGGCTGGCCTTGCGAGCCAGAATCTTTCCAAGAGTTCATGTTAGGAGCCGCATAAGTGTAAACCTTATCTAGCAACGTCCTCCATCTTTGAACTTCGTTAACGGCGTTGTTGCGCCTAGAAATTAAGTTGTCTATGTTGGCCATTACTTATCACCCCCGCCAAGCGTGGCTCTTTCATCTGGAGTAAAGGTAAACGGGTTGAATCTACCCTTAATACCTCTAATAAGCTTGCGCTGCGCTTTCTCGCGCTCCTCTTTTTCTTTTTGCATCGTCTCTGCTCGCAAGACTCTGGCCTCTTCTGCTGCTCTTTGCGCTTCTTCTCGTGCTCTTTTTGCTTCTTTGCGACCCCTCATGGACCACCCTCCTTATGCTAATTATTGAATCATCACCATCTAGTATACGTTTGTATAGCCCATAAGGCGTTACGCAGTACCAGGGAAGTTGAATGCCCATGATGTACGCAACAACATTGACGCAGGTTTGCAGACCAAACCTTATTAGACGCTGCTCTCTGTTGGTGGCTCTTTTTCTAACCTCTAGCACCGTGTAGTCAGGGCGCTGCTTTAAAAAAGAAACCAAAAAATCTTTGGTTGGAGCCTCGGGTAACACATAAGTATCCAGGGCACAGCGATTAGGGTCGTGGACTATGAACCCCAGCGGGATTTCTTCCATGATGGATACATGGGTGAACCCACTTTCAAGCCAATTGCTAAATGGATATTCTCCGCAACCACTAAAGCATACATAGAAAGTCTGTATGGGTACGTCCACTCTATCAAAAGGCTGCTTTGACTGTAATAATGTTGTGTCGCATTCCACCTCCTCGCACCTGCTTGAGGAGCTTGTTGGTTTTGCGCTCTCGTATTTCGACATCAATGGTTACCATCTTAGCCAGTTGTTCTTCAAGCTTTGCCATTCTTTGACGTGCCGACTGCTTCATCTTGCTGCTTTTGCTCCAACAATTGCTCTAGCTTATCAATTCTCTCGAGAAGTTCAACCGACTCAGATATCTTAAGGCCAGTTTGTAGCATGTTGCTAACAGCTGTTATCTCGGTGCCCGTCAGCTTGCCTTGAGACATAAGGTCGCATAGAAGCTCATACTTCTCTTGGAACCCTTCAGCCTTATCTAGACCAGGTATCATGATGGTTCTATGCTCGGTCCAGCCGAAGCGATTACGCATGTTCATTGACCACGCAACAGAGTTTAGTTGTTCCCCGGAGATTGTGTGCACGATATGGTCTTTAGCAATTGACTGCCACTTAGCTTCTGACTTTGGCAGACCAACCTCGTATGCCTGCTGGAACTCTGGATATTTTTCTCTCCAAAGATCAAACATCTTGTAGCTTAGGTTAACCATGGCACAAAAATCTGCCCTTGAGCCGCCTTTTGCTAGACACTCCACCAACTTATCAGGCATAGTTGCATTGTATTTTCCTGGTGCATACCTTGACCTAGGTTTTGGAATTTCGCAGGTTTTTTCGGTCTTTTTGTCTTTTTTGTTCACTTGCTCCTTTGCCATATAAGTCCCTTTTTAAAATTTTGTGGTATGTACTGTGGAAAAGTATAACATACGATTTCACCTAACAAACGACCTAACTTATTATATCATTGACTTCAACCAGCCCCACACATATGCTTACGAAAAGGAGAAACTATGTCCCAAGAGCTACACACATTCGATGTTGCCGTACAAGCTTTGAAGCAAGGCCACAAGGTTAGACG